TCGATCCGGAAGCACCTATGACGCAATAAAGGAAGATGATTTTACCGAGGATCGTATTAGAAAAGGAGAAATTGATACAACATGGGCGCCTTCATTGAGTAACATATCTGTGTTAATTACTCCTGTGTACTCAAGAGAATCTGTGTCTAATTTTAGTCTTAATGATTTTGCCGTTAATGGGCAGTTTACTGTGAGGGGAGAACAAATAGGATTTATCTAATGGCAAAATATTCTGTAACTTCTCCATATTTAAACACTCCGCAGAACAAAATTAATCTTGAATTGTTCGTGCCAAGAACAATCACAGCTGAAGCTGATGATCAAGAAATTACTTTGAATGCGACATACGCTTACAGACCTGATCTATTGGCATTTGATTTATACGGCACTCCAAGGCTATGGTGGGTGTTTGCTCAAAGAAATCCTGATGTCATTGAAGATCCTATCTACGACTTTGAAGCCGGAGTATCAATTCAGGTGCCAAAGCCTGCTAATATACGTTCTGATCTAGGGGTGTAGCATGGCACGTCCAAACAGATTACACGATTTTGCTACGTACAACACATTGTTCACTTTATCGGGAATTGGTCAACCTGACATTGACGACAAAAGTTTCTTAACAAACCCTCTAATGAATGTAATTGCTAGAAGTTCTGGAATAGGTAAAGGCAGTGTCCTTGCAGGTGGAGTTGCCACAAGAGATCCAAAAGATAAAAAAACTTTACAGGACTTGAAAGTAGCACTAGCTTTGGCTGAACAAAGAAAAGATCCTGACTATGCCGAAGGCATACGTATTGTTGACAGAGCACATGATATATTTTTTGAAAATGTAAATATTCTTTCTGTGCCAAGTCCTAACAATGAACGCAATCTAGCCGACTTCAGCAAAATGGAATTTGAACTTGTGGAGCCATATGGCATAACCTTTATTGAAAAAGTGCGTGCAGTGGCATTTAGAATGGGCTTCAAAGATTATATGGATGCTCCGTTTTTGTTGACTATAGAATTCGCTGGTTATGACAACACAGGAAAAGTAATTCAAAGTATAGGAAAAGACAATAAAAAATTACAGAGAAAAATTCCTGTGTTTCTTACCAATGTAGAATTTGAAGTGGATCAAGGTGGTGCAAAATATTTTGTTACTGCTGTCCCATTTCCTGACAGAGCCCATGATGATAGTTTTAAATTTCCAAGAACTATTAAACAACTTGAAGTAAACAGCATCACCGATTATATCGAACAGATTGAAAATTTACTCAATTTCATTCAGATGAAAGATGAAGAAGCAAGTGGTAGTAGGTCTGGGCCACAATATTATGACAAATACAAGTTTGAAATAGATCCAGATTTGTTACAACTTATAGGCGATGAAATTGTTGTTCTTGACAAATCCATACACAGAACTGAAAGCGTTGATAAGTTGTCACGTAAGAAAACCAAGAAAAACAATTTAAACAATTTAAATAAAAAGAAAAGACTAACCAAACAAGAAAAAATTATTCAGCTACAAAATGAGGGAAAAATACAAGAGCTACCCAATGGACTATTCATTAATTTGGAGACAAGCCAAATTGCAAATAGTATATCAGACCTAGTGCTTGACGATAGAGTAGATCCAGTTGAAAACTACACTGTGTCGGAAAGTGTACAACAAGTTTTCCAAGACAACAGTGGCGCCGGAGTGGATAAAGATCCAATAAACACAAGTGTAGGAATATCAATAAATCCTCAGACCAGTCTTGTCAAAAACTTTGAGGATGTGATACGTTCATCAAAATTTTTCCAAGGACTCACAAACAATTTTTGGACAACTTTTGTGCCTTATGCAAGTGGTAGCCAAATGGACGAAAGCCAAGTGAGAATGCTAATCAATAGGGACGGCCAAGAAAAAAGATTACAAAAATTAATTGAAAAACGTCCTTTTGTGCCTTGGTTCAAAATCAAAGTAAATGTAAGGATAGCCACAGAAAAAAAAATTGACCCACTAACAAAAATGCATCCAAAAGAAGTCAAATACAGTGCTGTGCCTTGTCAAATTCCTGTACACAAATTTTTAAAAGCTGGACAAACAGTTGGGAAGTTGAATCTAGAACAACAGGCAGTGAAAAAATACAACTACCTATACACCGGCGACAACGTTGATGTGCAGAATCTAAAAATATTCTACAAGACAGCTTTTTATCAGAGAAATGTAACAGGAGATCCAAAAACACCTCAAACAGATGGCCAAGTTGAAAAAGATAGCAAAACCACTAAATTTAATATACAAAGCACTGCTGAAACTGAAAAGCACATTTTAGGAGTGAGAGCGTACCCGTCGCGGTTGAAAGGCAGATCCACGGCTGACAAGATATCATCTTTGACACCAAGAAGTCAGGAGTTTTACGATTACCTCACCAATCCAGAAGCTGACATGTTGAAAATTGAATTGGAAATACTAGGAGATCCTGCATATATTTGTCAAGACATGTATACGCCAGGTGGTGATAACACTTTTGATCGACCACAAGGTATAGACCCCAATGAGTCATTCAGTGAAACATTTGAGTGTTTCAATGCTGATAGTTTTTTACCATTGATTCACCTAAAATATCGATTACCCACAGATTTGAACGAAAACAAAGGCACGATGTTTTTTGATGAAAATGAAAGAGAACAAGATTTGTTTTTCAGTGGCATGTATCATGTTGCGAGAATTGAATCATCTATTAATCAAAATTCATTTGTTCAGGTTTTACATTGTAATAGATTACTGAACCAAGAAGAAGATCATAAACCATTTGTGGTAAAATTTTATGGAACTGATACGCCATATGATCCAACCGGAAGAACAAATCCACCATCAGTGGCATAAAAATTATGTAAGGATTAAAAAAGGATATTTAACTGTATGTACAAAGATGGAAGAGGATATGTTGACACACAAGACAATCAAAAAGACTTTTCAGAAAAATATGTGGATGACAGTGCTGGCCCGTACATAGCACAAGTAAAATATACTATAGATCCTTTGAAAATGGGAAGATTGGGTGTGAACATTCCTGCACTCTCAAACACTAATAATCCATCTTCAGAACAAATCATATGGTGCCAATATCTATCACCTTTCTATGGTGCCAAAAGCATAAATTCAGTTGATAAAAGTGATCCTCTGTCATACAGTAGTTCTCAGCATTCATATGGTATGTGGGCTATTCCACCTGACATTGACACTAATGTTTTAGTAATATTTGCCAAGGCAGAAAATCAAAAAAATCTTGCATTTTGGATTGGGTGTATTCAAGATCCAGTAACCAATCACATGGTTCCAGGGCTAGGATCAAACATCAACACTGGTGAAGGATCAGATACAGCTGGCGAATTTCCTGCCCCTGGAGACTCAGATGATCCTGATGTCAACAAGTATGGCGCAAAATTTTTACCTGCTGGCGAAAAAAACAGAGGAATTCTAGGACCTGGAGAAACACTATCTGCTCTCAGTAAATGGCAACTGCCATTAAATGTTAGGTTAGCAGATCAACTACAGATGGCAGGACTCGTACAAGACCCAATACGTGGAACCACGAGCAGTTCTGCTCGAAGAGAATCTCCAAGTAATGTGTTTGGTTGGAGTACTCCAGGCCCTGTGTTAGCAGATTCCAAGACACTTAATATTGGTATTGATAACAGTCCAGAGTTATTAGACAGAGGCATAGGACACTCCTTTGTAATGGATGATGGTGACTTATTAGGGAACAATCAACTAACAAGATTACGCACATCTTCAGGCCATCAATTGTTAATGCATGACACAGAAGGCGTGGTCTATCTAGCCAACGGCTCAGGTAAAGCATGGATTGAAATGGACAGAGATGGCAAAATAAATGTGTACAGTAGTCAAGGCATTAGTTTCAGATCAGAAGGTGATTTCAATATTCACGCCGACAACAACATTCAATTTCATGCCAAAAAAGATATCAAATTTACTTCAGAAAATAACTTTGTGGTGAATTCTGAAAGACGTGTCTATGTAATGGGTAACACCGGTATTCTTAGTGCATCGCAGAAAGGTGCAGTAAGACACTACGGGAGTCTTGGAATATCATCATACACACCAAAAACACAATTGCACGGTGCAGGCACTAGAATTGATTTGGCATCAGCAGGCCAAGTGCATTTTAACAGTGTGAGACCACAAAGCACTTGGGGACCTACATGGCTTACTCCTGATCATGTTCAAGTAGGGATTACAGCGACAGGCCAAGTTGATATTATCACAAAAGATCCACAAGGTAACACCATAGCACCAACAAGCGGAACCACGATACGTACAAAACAAACAAAAACCACAGTGTCTGAATTAGTGACACATGAACCTTTCACACGTGTAAGTAGGAGGTCATTAATCAGAGATTTCAAAAACGATGCAATCGCTGAATTAATAAAAGGAAATACTGATTTGCAATCAAATTCCATGAAGGCACTGTTAAAAAATAGATCAGATATAAGTGGTGCAGAGTTGGCAAATATTATTGCTAATAATTCAAATCTTGTTAATACAGATTTGAGAAAAGTGTTATCACAATTACGTGTGCCAAATGATGCAGCAAATGTTCTCAAAACTATTGAAAATTTAACTGGCGTGGAATCAAATTTAAAATTAAATGTAGCGAGTTTAAAAAATTTAAGAGTTCAGAAAGATGCAATTGAGTCAGCGATCAAAAATACATTAACAAATATTATTAAATCTAAAATTGCAGGCGCTGTGCAAGAGGGACTAAACAATATCAAGAAATATTTCTAGTAAATAACACAAATGGCATACGGATCAACATCATCAACATCAAAAAAGAAATCAGTAACACACAAAGGTTTTAGTTCTCGTTCTGAACAATCCAATTATAAAATATACGACTTTGAAGTGGCAAAACAGGATCTAATCAATAGACTATCTATTAGAAAAGGTGAAAGAGTTGAAAATCCAGAATTTGGTACAATCATATACGATGCAATATTTGAACCACTAACAGAAACCTTAAAAAATGCCATATTGGAAGATTTAACAAAAAATTTTAATGCTGACGAACGACTTACAGCATCTGACATTCAGGTTACAGAGGCAGACAGAGGCATAAGAGTCCAAGCAAGTATCACGTATAGACCACTTGATATCACTGAAAAATTAGCATTTAATTTTGACGAATCACAACTTTCACGCCTATCTTAATATACGCCGTTTATTTAAAACATAAATATCCATACAAACAGTATGGCCACAACAGAAAGACAAAACCGATTATTAGTAGCTGAAGAATGGCGCAAAGTTTATCAAGCCTTTCAACAAGCTGATTTCAAAAGCTACGACTTTGAAACACTTCGTAGGACAATGGTCACTTATCTACGTGAAAATTATCCAGATGATTTCAATGATTATGTGGAATCTTCCGAATATGTTGCACTTATTGACCTGATAGCCTATATAGCTCAAGCACTATCATTTAGAGTTGACTTGAATGCTAGAGAAAATTTTTTAGAGACTGCGGAAAGACGAGATTCAATTTTAAGACTTGCACGTCTAATCAATTATAACGCCAAAAGAAATCAACCAGCCACTGGTTTGTTAAAGATTGACAGTGTATCAACCACACAAGATGTTTTAGATTCAACAGGAACAAATTTATCTAATCAAACAATTATTTGGAATGATAGTGCCAATTCAAATTATCGCGAACAATTTATATCAATATTGAATGCAGCCAACCAAACAGGACAATTATTTGGCAAGCCAAGAGAGTCAGGCGCCATAGGTGGCATCAATACAGAAATTTATACAATAAGTTCAAATCAAACTGATCTGCCAATATTTTCTTTTGCATCTGACGTTGGCGGTACACCAAGAGATTTTGAAATAGTGCCTAGCACAATTACAGGATCCGAATCAATTTATGAAGCTGATCCAGTGCTTGGTACAGGAATTACATATTCATATAGAGCTGACGGAGCAGGTGATGGATCAAACAACACTGGTTTCTTCTTTTTGTTTAAACAAGGTGTGATACAAAGTTTTGACTTCAATGTGGAAAATGCAATTACAAATTTTGTACAGCCAGTTGATTCAAGAAATATTAATAATACAGATGTTTGGTTATTTAGATTAGATGAGTTTGGACAAATAATTGAGAAATGGACGCAGGTACCATCTTTGGCTGGCAACAATGCAATTTACAATTCGTTGGCAAAAACTGAAAGAAATATTTACAATGTTGTCACAAAAAATAATGATAACATTGATCTAGTTTTTGGAGATGGAAACTTTAGTAATTTACCTTTGGGTAGTTTTCGAACATACTACAGAATAAGTGATAATTCAAAATTTGCAATACAGGCATCAGATATTGAAAATGTACAGATTGGTATCCCTTATTTAGATGCTAATGGATCACAACAGACTTTGACAGTGACAATGGGACTGAGGTCTTCTGTGTATAACAGTGCAGCTACAGAATCAAATAATTCAATTAAGGAAAAAGCTGCTCAAGTTTATTATTCACAAAACAGAATGGTGACTGCTGAGGATTATCAAGTTGTTCCGTTGAGTGCATCTCAAGAAATTATCAAAGTAAGATCTGTCAACAGATCAGCATCTGGCATATCAAGAGCAAAAGAAATACTGGATCCAACAGGCGCATATTCAAATGTGAGTGTGTTTGCCGAAGATGGTATACTTTACAGAGAAGAAAGCACCCAACAATTTACTTTTACTTTCACAGGGAGAAATGATATTTCTAGCATACTTGACAACGACATAGAAGCAAAAATTAAGGAAGCATACTCTAGACACTTTTATTATCTCAAATACGGAACTAAAGATTTAAGTTCTCTGAATGCAACATGGAATAGTTCAACCACTGGCACCAATACTAACACTGGCTTTTTTACGTCAGGTGGAGCTCTCAACATTGGTGATTTTGCCACTTCCAACTTAAAATACGCCAAAGTAGGATCACTAGTAAAATTTGTGTCTCCAGACACACGAGAATTTTTGAATAATAAATTAGTCACCGCAGGCACAGACGAGGCCGAAGATCGATTGTGGGCTAAGATAGCAGCAGTTGACGGAGACGGATCTAATGGCGGAACAGGAAATTTAGAATCAGGAAATGGACCAGTTACTCTAGCAAATGTAGTGCCAAACGGCGCAAGCGCCAGTGCTATATTTCCAAATTTGACAACCACTTTCCTAGACGAATTAAAAACAGATATAATTGATAGAGTAGAGGCGTATGAAACTTTTGGTCTGAGATATGATGTTGACAGCGAAACATGGAAAGTAATTACAGCCACAAATCTCAGTGATAGTGCAATTTTCAGTTTAGGTAACACAGGTTCTACATCAGGCACTAATCTTGATGCCAGCTGGTGGTTCAAATTAACCAATGACGGAAACACATACACTGTAACTTATAGAAAGTTAGATTATATTTTTGAATCCGAAGCACAAAATAAATTTCATTACGATAAACAAGAAAAAATATTTGATTATAAGACAGGAAAATCTGTTAAGGATACTGTAAAAATACTTAAAACTAACTCTCTTGTGTCAACGGGCAATTCAATTGGTTACCCTATTAGATGGGCAGTTGTCGATACTGTGACTGAGGCAGATGGATATCAGGACAATAGAAAAATACAGGTAGGATTTTTTGATGATGACGACGACGGTGTTGTTGATAATCCTGAATTATTTGACATAGTAGTTGAACCTGATACGTCAATCACAACAAAATTTGTATTTTTTGAAAAATATCTATCATACAACAATATTGAAAGATACAGACCATATGCGGCAACTAATTTTGTTGTAAGTGCAAATGAATCTGATATAACGTTAAATCCTGACACTTACTCAAACGATCAACTATTTTATTTTTATGATGAAGCAGAAAATGTTATTAAAAAATATAATTCTACTACTAACACACTTTCAACCAGCACTGATTATTTGGCAAGAAGAGGCCGAAGTTCAATAAGTTTCCAATACAAACATAATGCTGGTCAAGAGACAAGAATTGATCCTAGTGTATCAAATATAGTAGATGTGTTCATGTTAGAAAGAACATATGATAATTTGTTTAGAATTTTCTTGCAAGATGGTGGTACTAAACCCACAGAGTCAACACCTGACCAATTACGTATAAGTTATTCAGGATTTTTAAATCCTTTGAAATCTTTATCAGATCAAATTGTTTATCATCCCGTAAGATACAAAATTTTATTTGGTACAAATGCCGATGAACAATTACAAGCAACTTTCAAAGTAGTAAAAAACAAGCAAACAAATGTAACAGATGCTGTGATTAAAACAAGAGTTATTGCCGCGATAAACGAATTTTTTGCTTTAGACAACTGGGATTTTGGTGATCCTTTTTATTTTACAGAATTAGCCGCGTACATACACAATCAATTAGCACCCGATCTATTGACAGTGGTAATTGTACCTAATCAATCTGGCCAGAGTTTTGGGTCTCTGTTTCAAATTGACTGTGCGGCAGACGAAATCTTTATCAGTGGGGCCACCGTTGATGATGTAACCATTATAAGTGCTATAGGTGCAAACCAATTAAGTGCATCAGGTACTGTAGTAACAGCTACAGCGTCAACTACATCTAGTACCACAACAGGTTCAGCAGTATCAGGTTCCACTACATCAGGATCGTATTCATCAGGATCCGGCTCGTCATCAGGTGGCGGCAGTAGTGGGGCTGGATACTAATGGCTGAAAACGAAATAGGAGCTCTGCAAAACAAATCAGTTGTCAAGGACGGCAACAGTGAACTGCGAAGAACAGTTCAACAACTTCCTGCGTATTATAGAACAGACGCAAACCAAAGATTTTTATCAAGCACACTCGATCCGTTAATTCAAAAAGGCGCTTTAGAAAGATTAGATGGATTTATTGGTAGGCAAGATGCATACACAAGATTATCTACGGATAGATATCTAACAACCACAAGTCAAGATAGATTAGCGTATCAATTAGAACCTACAGTCACTTACACTGATAAGGATACCTCTAGTGTCAATCCAGAGGATCAAGTAAAGTTTACAGGCACATATGACGATTATATAAATCAACTGAAATTTTTTGGTGCTAAAGTAAACAATCATGATCGCCTAAACAAAGAAACAGTTTATTCGTGGAATCCGGCTATTGACTATGACAAATTAATTAATTATCGAGAATACTATTGGCTACCAGACGGGCCTAATCCTATAGAAATTGATTCTGTTGGCACTAACGCCACAGTTGAATTTAAGGTTGAGACATGGCCTGATGATGGTAGCAGTGCAAGAGCATGGAACTTCCCGCATAAAGAAAATGAACGCAATCCAATTATTACTCTGTACAGGGGCAACACTTATAAATTTATCGTTGATGCCAAAGGCGATCCTTTTTGGATCATGACAGAGCCTTATAAGGAAAAATTATCTGCTGATGGTTCTACATCAACAATTTATTCAACAGGTGTTACAAATAACGGAACAGATTCTGGCACAATTACTTTTACGGTTCCGACTACAGCGCCAGAAACTTTATATTATCAATCTGCAACAACAGAATCAAAGTATGGAATAATACAAATAAGATCTGTCACTGAGACAACACAAATTAATCCAGAAGATGATATAGTGGGCGTGAAAAATTATAGTCTGAGAACTTTAGATTTATCAAATGGAATGAAAATTAAGTTTACAAATACAAAAGTATCATCTACATATCAAAATAAAGAATATTATGTAGAAGGAGTTGGAGAAGCCATAACACTTACAGACACGGCAAATTTATTGACACCTGAAAGTTATGCAACAGAAAGCACTACTCCATTTGACTCAGTAGTTTATGATTCACGTCCGTATTCAAAAGCATTTTATAGACCTGAAGCAAAAGATTATATTACAATTAAAAGAGATTCGTTAGATCAAAACGCATGGTCAAGATTTAATAGATGGTTTCACAAAAGCGTTATAGAAAAAACCGCAGAAGCCGCAGGCTACTCTGCTAATCTTGACGAGACAGATCGAGCCAAACGTCCTATTATTGAATTTGATTCTGGCCTACAATTGTACAATCACGGAGTTGTAGCAAAAAATTCTGTGACCCTATTTGATACAGTAACAACAGACGCATTCAGTAATGTGGTAGGCACTTCAGGATACATTATAGACGGCATATCATTGGCAGATGGTATGCGGGTGATTTTTGCAAATGATACAGATCCAATAGTCAAAAATAAAATCTATGATGTTAAATTTGTTATAGCAGGAGATTCTACAGCAGTGATAAACTTGACTGAAGCAGCAGATGCCAGTCCTGGGAACTTAGAATCTGTTTATGTTGAATTTGGCACAAACCAACAAGGAAAAACATATTTTTATGATAGTGCATCAACATCTTGGAAAACGTCACAAACTAAAACAGCAGTAAACCAACAACCTTTATTTGCAATGTTTGATAACAACCATGTTAGTTTTGATGACACAACGGCATATCCAAATAGTTCCTTTGAAGGGGCTAAAGTGTTTGCTTTTGCTACAACAGACACTGCAACCACAGACACTATTTTAGGTTTAAAAGTAAAATATAGCACAATCAATAATGTAGGCGATATTGTGTTTGATTCAGATCATACATCTGGCACTTTTACCTATAAGTCAGGCACTGATACAATTACAAAAAAATTAGCCGAAGGCCACTTACACTACACAACAAGTGCGACCACGCACAATAATAAAAGTTCTTGGGTTAAAAGATCAATTGATAGTAGGCAAAGAGTAATCAGAACTTTTATTGCCTCAGACACAGAAAAAAAATTATTTCCAATAGATTTTTACAAAGATTCTGCAAAATTATCTGATCTTGATATATCAGTGAAAGTGAATTCAGTCAATAAAGATCTCACAACTGATTACACTTTAGTAGATGGTACAGTAAACAAATATATTAAATTTAACGATGATCTTTCAGTTGGCGATCAAGTTCGTATAGCTGCATTTAGTAGTGCTGAAAAAATTGCAGACAAAGGAATATACGAACTGCCTGAAAATTTAGAAACAAATGCAGAAAATTTACAGCTTGGAACTTTTACATATGGGCAAATTTTAGGTCATGTGCAAGACATCCTTGATAAAAATTCTGAGGTCACTGGTGCAGTTCCTGGTGTATCTAACTTACGTGACAAACCAGATGCAAGACTAAAAGGTGGAAAAATACATCAGCACAATGGATCATTACTGCCTGCTGTGTTTACACTAATTGATCAACAAGCAAATGTTATTAGATCTATTGAATATGTAAGTCAAGAATATGAAAAATGGTATAATTCTTTTTTGACTCATGCTGTTGGCACTGCGTATGAGGGTGTGCCTGCTGATAGAGTTGATGAAATCATTGAAACAATTTCTAATGGTAAAAATAGTTCATTTCCTTTCTTCTACGAAGACATGGTTGGGCATGGAGAGAATGTTTCTGTGAGAACATACACTGTTCAAGATAGCAGTGTCACAGAATATGCAATTGATAGTATTTTCTCAACTACAACTTTAAGTAACAGAGCGTTGTATGTGTATTTGAATGATGTACAATTAGTTCTCAATTCTGATTACACTGTAAGCACGACAGATGACAGTATTAACATCTCGGCCACTCTCGCCGCAGATGATGTAATCAAAATCAAAGATTATGAAGATACCACAGGTAGCTTTGTTCCGCCAACACCAACAAAGCTAGGAATGTATCCAAAATTCAAACCTGAAACTTATACTGATAACACTTATAT